CGCTACCTCACCGTTGCGTATTTTAAGCACATTGTTAAACTCTGTTCTCCATTGTTCGTTCTTAGTTGTTACAAAAAATCTAGCATAATTAGTTAAATCATCAGATGATTTAGCCATAGTGCGACTAAGTGACGCAGCATGGTTAAGCGTAGTTAGTTGAGTTTCTGCGCTTTTGAAACAGCTAAGTACGACCAAACTGCTTAAGAATATTACCCCTGCAATAACATATGGAGTTCTCTTGTATTCTAAAATCTTATCTATTATTTTCATGTTAATGCTTTCATTATTAATCCCAGTATTTGTTTTACTTCTGTCTGGTAATTGGTAAGGATAACCATACCCACACCTAAGGCGGCGGTTGGAAAACTTTTTGTAGATGCGGCAGGGGGTTCTACTACTTTTCGTCTAGTAATAGCTTTCTTTGTCGCCATTCTATCCTCCTTTATGTTTTAATTTTACAAAAAGGTCAAAAGCACATTGCATGCTTGGATATAGTCATATATATCTATAGACAAATTACTAAATTTGCTATATAATGATACAATTATTTATACCCTTAGGATTTACTGAATGAAGTTTTACACTAGTGTCAATCAATATGGTAACAAGATTCTTGTTCGAGGAATCAATAACGGCAAATCTGTCCAAGATAAGATTGAATTTAAACCTAGTTTATTCTTGAAATCCAAAACTCCAACAAAGTATAAATCTTTGTTTGGTGAAAATTTGGATGAAATTGTTTTCGAAAGTATTAACGAAGCAAAAGATTACGTCAAACGATACAGCGACGTAGACAATTTTGAGATTTTTGGCAACACAAATTACGCCTATCAGTACATCACAAAAACATTTCCTGACGAAGTAGATTTTGATATTTCGCAGTTAAAGATATGGTCTTTGGATATTGAGACATCTGCAGAACTTGGATTCCCTAATGTCCGAAATCCTATGGAAGAAGTTCTACTAATCACCACTCAAGATTATAATACTAAAGAAATTGTTACATTTGGTACAAAGAACTTTAAAGTTACAAAGCCAAATCATAAGTATATTAAATGCAAGGACGAGCAAGATCTATTTCAAAAATATATCCAATCTATGATTGACGATGGATATCCTCATATCATTACAGGTTGGAATATTGACTTCTTCGACATTCCTTATTTGTGCAGTCGAATTTCCAAAATACTTGGAGATGAATTCCTTCGACAATTGTCTCCTTGGAATGTAGTGAATTCAAAAGAATTTACTCGAATGAATAAGACAGAATTGACATACGATATTCTTGGCGTAGCTGCATTGGACTATCTTGATCTGTATAAGAAGTTTACTTATGGTGCCCAAGAATCATATAAACTAGATCACATTGCTAAGGTAGAACTTGGTAAAGAAAAATTGTCATACGAGGAATATTCTTCATTCCGAGATTTCTATAAAAATGATTGGCAAAAGTTCGTAGAATATAACGTAGTCGATACGGAACTGATTGACCAATTGGAAAATAAGATGCGACTTATTGAGTTGATCTTGACAATGGCATATGATGCAAAGTGTAACTATGTAGATGTATTCTCGGCAGTTAGAACATGGGATTGTATTCTTTGGAATCATCTTTATAAGAAGAACATCATTGTTCATCAGCGGGAAGGTAAGCCTGCTCGACAAATTGTAGGAGCGTATGTCCAAGAACCGAAACCCGGACAATATGATTGGGTCGTATCTTTTGATGCGACAAGTCTGTATCCAAGTATTATTATGCAGTATAATCTATCTCCCGAGACGCAGGTTATTCAAGCAACAAAAGATACAACTGTTGATAGATTAATGAAAAAAGAATACAATCTGCAGGATCTAAAAGACAACAATTGTTGTATGTCTGCAAATGGATATTCTTACACAAGAGAAAAGCAAGGATTGTTTCCTGAGATTGTGCAGAAATTGTTTGATGATCGTCAGCGTTATAAAAAATTGATGTTGGCTTCGCAAGCAAAGTATGAAGAAACAAAGGATAAGTCTTATCAGAATGAGATTTCCAAGTATAACAATTTTCAGATGGCTCGTAAGATTCAATTGAATTCTTTGTTCGGGGCATGGGGTAATGAATTTTTTAGATTCTATGATTCTAATATTGCGGAAGGTATTACACTTACAGGTCAGTATATTATTCAGACAGTCGGTGCAGCTTTGAATGAATACTTAAATAAAGTCTGTGGAACAAAAGACTTTATGTATTCTTTTTATTCGGATACAGATGCATGCTATATCACATTGGATCCATTAGTACAAAAGTATTATAAAGATCAACCGAAAGAAAAGATTGTAGAGATCTTGGATAAGATTTGTAATGAGAAAATTGAAAAGGCAATTAATGCAGCATGCGACGGCTTAGCAGATTACACGAATGCTTTTGATACAAAGATTTATTTTAAACGAGAAGTTATTGCAGACCGAGGTATTTGGGTTGCTAAGAAAAGATATGCCTTGAATGTTTATAATAATGAGGGCGTTCAATACAAAGAACCAAAATTAAAGGTCATGGGATTGGAGATTGTTAGGTCGTCTACTCCTGAGCCTATTCGTGAGGCATTGCGCCATGCAGTTAAATTGGCATTGACTGGAACAGAACAACAGATTCAAGATTACATCCGAGAATTTGAATATAAGTATAGAAAAATGTCTCCAGAATTGATTGCTTTCCCTAGAGGTGTTAACGGAGTCGATAAATATACAGATAGGAGTTCAATTTATAGGCAAGGAACTCCTATGCACGTTCGAGGCGCATTGTTGTATAATTTCTATTTAAAGGAAAAACAACTAACCGGCAAGTATGAACTTATAAGTGAAGGCGACAAAATTAAATTCATTTACTTAAAAGAGCCAAATTTGATTAAAGAAAATTGTATTGCATTTATTAATCAGATGCCCGACGAGTTTAATTTGAAACAATACGTAGATTATGATACGATGTTTGAGAAATCATTTCTTGAACCATTAACAACAATTTTAAATGGTGTGGGGTGGACTGCTAAACCACAGGCAACATTAGAGGGATTATTCTCATGAAAAAGATTATTTTTACATTTCTAGCATCATTAAGTTTATACTCATATGGTTGGGATCAGCGTCAACCATTGCCGGTACAAGCATGTCAAGTTCATGCACCATATGGATTCCCCGCAACCCAAGGAGTTCAACCAATTTGCCGACAGGGGTATCTTGTAGGATATGATGCAGCAGCAAAACTTCCTAAATTTGTAACCTATGAATTGCTTCCGCAAAATGCACTAGGATGTTGGCCAAGAACAAATGCCTTTGTAGCAGATGCGTCTATTCAAAACGGACCTAGGGTAGATGATTATGTTGGAACTGGATATGATAAAGGTCATATGAGTCCTGATGGAGATTTAAGTTGGGATCAACAAGTTGAATATGAATCATTCTTGATGACAAACATGGCACCTCAGGCAGGAAGTCTAAATAGAGGGATTTGGAAACTATTAGAAACATCTGTTCGCGGATGGGCAGTTCAACGTAATCAAAGTTACACAATTTATGTCGGCGGCATTTATAATGCACAGGATAAAAAGATTGGTAGTGGTGTAGTTGTTCCTCATGGTTTTTATAAAATTGTAATTAACAATCAAACAAATGAAGTTGCTGGATGGGGGTTTCCTCACGTTCCTCCATATCCTAATTTAGGAAATGATTTGACAAAGTTTCGCATGCCAATTGCAGACATTGAAAATGCTTCAAATGTAGATTTTAAATTACCACCCAATCATAAAGAGCTTGCACCAGGCACCGAATGGCAGGTAGATTTTGGGGCATTGACTAAGGCTAAGCGCGCCAAGTGCGGTTCAAACGCAACAGAATAAGTTTATACCTTTATTATGGCCATTCGTGAAAATCAAAGAATTGGTATGTTATATACCATGCAAGGACTCGGCGACCATATCATGTTTAATGGTATGGCTCGTCGACTGTTAATAGAACATTCGTTAACACAAATTTATGTTGTATCGTGGAGGCATTATTCTCACGTTGTAGAATTTATGTATCGAGATGATCCAAGAATAAAAGTATTGTTCATTGATTCCGGCAATGAACATAATGGCATGATAGAGCATATAAAGACAATTGTTCCGGATTCGATCTATCTACTTGGACATGAAATACAAAGAGGTGTTCCTGGAAAATCTTTTGACGAATTTCTGCGTTCCGGAACAAATCAGTATCAGGCTTCTTGGTCAGAACTATCCACAAAATCTATTTACGGGAATCAAGCATATTATGATTTTATGGAGATAGATTGGAAACATCGTTTTATGAGTTTCTACTATGAACGAGATATGCAGGCAGAAGAACAAGTATTCAATATGGTGAATCCAAATCATGAGGAATATATTTTTATACACCATGATCCTACTAGAGGATTAACTATGGATACTAATAAGTTGTTGGATATTGTTGGTAAAGATATAAAAATTATTTCGGCGCCTACAATGCAAAACTACCATATGAACATTCTGCACTTTGGCATGGTATTGCAAAACGCAAAGCAGTTTCACGCAATGTCATCATCGTTTGCTTGTTTGGTTGAAGGATTAGATATGGATTACGTTGATTTGTATATGCACCAGTATATTCGAAATGCAGGAAGGTTTATTCGAGATGAGAAAACTTGTACAAGCGAAACAAGAAAACCATGGACGGTGATCTTTTAATTCAAAAAGCATAGACAACTATGCACAAATACTATATAATATTATTTTATTACTTAAGGAATAGATATGTCATTACTAGAACGGTTGAAGAAAAATTCAACAATTAAAGAATCAGAAATTTTAAATAAATCTAAATTCTTCGCTAAGAAGGATATGATTCAAACCTCAGTACCAATGATGAATGTTGCATTGTCTGGAAGCCTTGAAGGAGGATTTACTCCTGGACTAACAGTATTTGCAGGCCCATCTAAACACTTTAAAACTGCATTCACATTATTGCTTACTAAAGCATATATTGATAAGTATCCAGACGCGGTTGTTTTATTTTATGATTCAGAGTTTGGTTCGCCTCAAGCGTATTTTGATAACTTTGGAATTAACACTTCACGAATCTTGCATACTCCGATTACAGATATTGAACAATTGAAGTTTGATATTATGTCACAAATTAATAACATTAATCGAGGCGAGCAAGTAATCATTATCATTGATTCTGTTGGCAATCTTGCTTCTAAGAAAGAAGTTGATGACGCACTAGAAGGTAAGTCTGTTGCAGATATGACTCGTGCTAAACAGATGAAATCTTTGTTTAGAATGGTTACCCCTCACTTAACAATTAAAGATATTCCTATGGTTGTTGTTAACCATACTTATTCTGAAATTGGTTTGTATCCGAAACAGATCGTATCTGGTGGAACTGGTTTGTATTACTCAGCCGATAACATCTTTATTATTGGTCGCCAACAAGAAAAAGAAGGAACCGAAGTTATTGGATATAACTTTGTTATAAACGTAGAGAAATCTAGATTTGTTCGTGAGAAATCTAAGATCCCAATTGAAGTTACATTTGAAGGCGGAATCAGTAAATGGTCTGGTCTACTTGATGTTGCCTTAGAAGGCGGATATGTTGTTAAGCCATCTAATGGTTGGTATAGCAAAGTAGATAAAGAAACAGGCGAAATTGATGCTAAGAAATATCGGCTTAAAGATACGTATACCAAAGAATTTTGGATGCCAATTTTAACAACCAAATCTTTTAAAGAATACATTGAAAACAATTATCGTATTGCAGGAAGCGATATGTTAGGTAAGAGTTTTGATGAAACAGACATCGAAGAGGAATTTGAAAATGCCAGTGAAGTATAGTCCGTGGGCTTTAAAAAATGAAGATAAAGATTTATGGGGCGTCAAACTTTTGGAAGGTGAGTTTGCCGGAACAATCGTCAGTATTGCTTCCATCGCGTTGGAAGATAATAGTGACGGACAACTTGCTGTAGATTTTACTATAATTGAAAAGCCGCCGCATAAAGATGAAAATGATATGAAGTCTGAAAAATTCAATACTGTGTTTTCAGGTATTCTAAACAATATGATAGAACAGGCAATGCATGACTACGAAAATCGAGACAGTAATTCTTGAGAATTTAATAAATGACGATGACTATATGAGAAAAGTAATCCCGTTTTTGAAGCGGGATTATTTTATAGACAATAACGAAAAAATAATTTATGATCGAATAAAAGATTTTATTGACCAGTATAATTCATTACCAAACAAAGATGCATTGGTAATTGCAGTACAGAATGATAAAAGTCTTACTGAAGATCAGTACAAAGAAATTGTTGACATTGTTAACCAATTTGAAAAAACAGAACACAATCGTGATTGGTTGTATAAGGAAACAGAAAAGTTCTGTAAAGACAAAGCAATTTATAATGCCATCCTAAATTCAATTGCAATTATAGATGGCAGAGATAAAGCAAAATCGGAAGATGGTATTCCTCAACTGTTACAAGACGCACTAGGTGTTTGCTTTGACAATAATGTTGGACATGATTATATTCAGGATGCAGAAAGTCGATATGAATCCTATCATCGTGTAACATCTCGTGTACCATTTGATTTAGATTACTTTAACAAAATTACTAACGGCGGTATGCCTAACAAGACGTTGAATGTTTGTCTTGCAGGTACTGGTGTTGGTAAATCGTTGTTTATGTGTCACGTTGCTGCATCTGTTTTAAGTCAGAATAAAAATGTTCTGTATATAACTTTAGAAATGGCAGAAGAAAGAATTGCAGAACGTATTGATGCAAATCTAATGAACATTACAATGGATCAATTAAAAGATTTACCGAAGTCTTTATTTGATAGCAGGATTGAAAAGATTCGTAATAAAACAGAAGGCAATCTGATTATTAAGGAATATCCAACGGCGGGTGCCCATACAGGACACTTTAAAGCATTGTTAAATGAATTGCAGTTGAAGCGACAGTTTAAACCTGATATAATTATTATTGATTATTTAAATATTTGTGCAAGTTCTAGATTCAAGTCAGGTTCAAATATTAATTCGTATACTTTAATTAAATCTATTGCAGAAGAACTTCGTGGTTTGGCAGTAGAAGAAAATGTACCTATCTTAAGTGCCACACAGACAACTCGAAGTGGGTATGGCAATACCGATGTAGAACTAACAGATACATCGGAATCGTTTGGTTTGCCTGCGACAGTTGATTTTATGTTTGCCTTAATTTCTACAGAAGAGCTAGAGCAATTGAATCAACTAATGGTTAAGCAATTAAAGAATAGATATAATGACCCAACATCAAATAAAAGATTTATGATTGGGATTGATAGAGCAAAGATGAAACTATATGATTTAGAGCCATCCGCGCAAAAAGGATTGACAGATGCTAATTTGGATATCGACAGGGTTGACAACTCAGCAAAAAGCAATTATAATTTAGGGGATGTGTTCAACAGGACACGTAGAGACTTTTCAGCAATTAAAATTTAAGGAAATAAAATGAGCGCACATGAAGATATTAAAACACAATTGGCAGCATACGAAGCGGAAAATGAGAAGTTTGAAAAGGGTAACAATGCTGCAGGCACCCGTGCTCGCAAAGCATTGCAGGAACTAGGAAAATCAATTAAAGCTCGTCGAACAGAAATTACCGAAGTTCGTACAGCTCGCGTAGAAGCAAAAACCAAGGCTTAATTATGGCATCACGCAAACCAAAAAATACGACTATTGAAACCTGGCCCAAGATTATTCAAGGCACCCATCTGACGGTTACAAAAAATGAAGATGGTCGTGTTGAATTGGTTTGGGATGATGAACAACTTACTAAAGAAGTACTTGCAGCAATTGCTAGCGTAACTAAAAATACTGTGGGGAATAATAAATGAGAAGTAACTACTGGTCAAATAGTAAATTTGCAGAGTGGATTAGAGGGACGTTTAAACCAAAAGCAGAAACTGCTGAGGGGTGGAATAAATGGAATAAGGAAGCTCAAGCTAAGTATCCTATCCGTTATTGGATTGCTGAAGAAGGCTTAGATAAACTGCAAACGTTTATCTTTGCCCCTATAGATGGGCTTTATAATGTTAAGTATTATATTAATAATCGTTGGGTTACTCGCACTCATTCTCTTACTGCTCATCCCAGAGATATCAAACCAGGGCAATGGTACGATGTTGGCAACCGTTTCCTTCCTTGCCTTTTTAATGAGCTGGTGGACTTTGTTGAAATAGAACAAGCATGGCATCACATTGCCTGGGGCGATAAAGATGCCAAAGCAAAATATAAAGCTCCATTTTGGGCAAGTGGTTGGTTTCGTTGGCGCAATTGGCGTTGCCCTCAAGCAGGTCTCGATCATCTAGATTGGGCGTCTAGTCTAATGATGGATAAAGATTGGGGAGTTGAAGAAGACTCTACAGACTATGGTAAGCCTGCAGGTCAAGCATTGCGCGCTATAGAAATTAAAGAACTTTACCTCTGGTGGACTACTATTCGCCCATTGCGTGTTGACTCCATGGAAACAAGTGGGTGGTCTGCATATTGTGAAAGTAAGAGAAGTGATGGCACGTTGTTTAGTGTTCTAAACAAAGATGATAAAGTAGATACCGCTGCTATGCTTAAAATGATGGATGATATAGATACGGCCTACGAAAAGGAAGATGAAGAAATGATGATTCGTCTTATTAAAGCTAGAGACTCACTTTGGACATAACCTAACCATTATAAATAAAATGGGAGGGCAAAAATGTACGTCACCGTCAGAAACGCGAAAGATAACACTCTCGTAAAACTACTTAAATTGGCGGCGCATTCCTATGCAGGAAATTTGCTCTCACCTCAGATGTCAAAGAATATTACTGTTAAAATTACAGTAAGAGACAATATAGATGCAGGTGGATATTGTAATTATGAATTTAGTGATACAGGCAATCCCCGAGAATTTAGCATTGACATACAGCGTACTAAAAAAACGATTCTTATGTTTAAAATTCTCGCACACGAAATGGTTCATCTAAAACAACTAGCCAAAGGAGAGGTAAAAGATAGGTTTAGTAAAAGCCGATGTATTACATCATGGTTCGGTGTGAAATATGATGAAGACTATTCCTATTGGGACCAACCATGGGAAATAGAAGCCTATGGTATGGAAAATGGTCTTGTTGCAAAATTTATAATTGAACATGATCAATTTAAAAATCTAAAACAACGGCAAGCTGATTGGTTTTTGTGATATGCTAAAATAACTATAAGGAGCGAAATATGAATTATACATTTACGCTATATGATATGATACAAATAGCCCTAATGCTTGCAGCATGCTATGCGTGCTTTAAATGGGGTCACAACGAAGGAGTCGAGGATACTTTAGACTATTTAGAATCAGAAGGAATAATCGAGAAGGAAAATGCTTAAAAATTAAGCAAAAAACGACCCTGTTGTTAAAAAACAACACCTAGAACCCGAGCATTTGACTCGGGTTCTTTTTTCTGTTATAATATGGTTATGAAGTTAGAAATAGGTCAAACCGTAGAGCTGCACGCTAGATTCAAGTCCAATCTACTTAACGTAGAATACGACAATGTAGTGTTCAAGGGTAGAGTTGTTAGCAATCCTACGTGGTTGGATAACGATTACGTTTCTGTACATACAGGGACTAAAGAATACCCTACTTCTTACATCCATAAGAGGTTTATCGTTGGTTTTGAGTTTTCCAAACAGCGCTCAGATACACGAGTGTTCAAGGTAAAGTCCAAACTAAAAGGTTCAGTCTATAACGTAATTTCTGGAAATGGCAAGGTCTCATGTGATTGCGTGGGGTTCCAATTCCGTAGAGATTGCAAGCACGCCAAAAAGATTAAGGAATTTTTGCTTTTGGACACAAAAAGTGCTTGACAAGCCGCCCGAAAGGGTATATAATATGAAATGTGAAGTCGTTAATTTATCAATTTTTTGAAAGGTCTATATTATGAGTACATTCACAGTTGCAGGTGTTTCCACCCACGCCGAACAAGGCACCAAGGTTCGTTTTGCCAATGATCTGGCATCTCGTGTTAAGCTGTTGTCCAAAGGCGGACACAATCCACTTGAACTTATCGAGCTGCCTAAGCCGATGACTAAAGCAGAAGCTTGTCAGTATCTGCTAGATGCGGGCGGAGTCTTTGCACAATGGAATTCTGTTATTACAGAAACCATGGGTAAGAAACAAGGTGTTGCGGTAGCAAAGCCTGCAAAGGTTAAAGCAACCAAAGCAGTGGCTCTTGTTAAAAGCAAACCAGTGACTCCAGTTGCTCCTGCTAAGAAAACAAAGCCAGTAAAAGTTGTAAAAGCAAAAGATGAAGATTTCGATATTGAAGAAATCAAAGAACTTGCAGAAGCAACAGTTTGAAAATAAAGTTTAAAAAGTACCGATAGATAGATGTTCTAGACTATAAATAATTTATAGCAAGGAAAAAAGTAATGTTAAGTAAACTCGCATCCCACGGAAAAGACATTTATGGCACACAGCCAGAATGCTTTGCGCGTCCAAATTCATGGAGAGTGCATCGAGGGTAAGTTTGCAGAACATTTCTGAAATCTATTAAAACCCTCGGTACCCGCAAAGTCCGAGGGTTTTTTATTTTAAGTACCCTAGCAAAGCAAAGGGTCTTTAAAATAAGATTTGACAAGATGTCAAGAGTGTGCTATAATAGACACATAAACAGCAACAGAATGATAGAGTTAGTTGCTTATAGTTCTTTTAAAATTTGTATATCATTTTAAAATGTATCCGGTTAGCTCAATAGTAGAGCATACGACTGATAATCGTAAGACAGAGGAGCGTTACCTCTACTGGATACCATATATGTCCTGTTCATCTAGTGGCCTAGGATAGTACCCTTTCACGGTATTCACACGGGTTCGAATCCCGTACAGGACTCCATATTAAAATGTATTAGGTTACCAACCCAGTAGGTGATCAAGTGGAGTACTAAATCTGTGGCCGCACAGACTCCTTCTTGACACAAGAAAGACAGAGGTCAGCTTAGGCTTGATTCTCCGCGTCGCGCTGGAGTAAGTTGGACTGTAATGTGGATGACGACCAGTCGCATGACGAATGCGTGGTTAGTTCCAGTGGAATTGTTGTCAGACATCCTAGTGCATTTTAATATGGTAATTATTGTTAAGTGTTATCAAGGTATCGTGTAAGGACGCTTACACTATTCGGGTCAAAGCAGCCGGCGACTGATCCTGAAATAACTACATCGGCATTGAGCATGCTTAGCGGCTATCTCAGAATTTGTACGATAACACTTAACAATAATATGTGCGCGTGACCCGAATGGCTAGGGAGCGGATTGCAAATCCGTATCATGCAGGTTCAACTCCTGTCGCGCACTCCAAGAATCCCGTTACTACTTTCGTTAAAGTAGCGTTTGACTAGCGATAGAGGTCCGGTGGCAGAAAACCGTGAGCGAGTCCAAGCACGTGGTCTCAGGCTCTGATAGGCAGTTATCTTTCTGCACACAGGTACCAGATAAAAAAGATGGACAGAGTAACCGCTCAATTAAGGGCTAGGGTGGAACCTAGTAGCTTATACTAATTTGGAGACATGGCAGAGTGGTCGATTGCGAAAG